CACAAAACTTAATTTAAAAAATAAAAAATACATATATTTATAACTGCAATTAATAAAAACTTATGGGATTCTTAAATAACACATCTGTAACTGTAGATGCTATTCTTACAAAAAAGGGACGTGAACTATTAGCTAAAAATGATGGTTCATTTAGAATTACTCAATTTTCATTATCTGATGATGAGATTGATTATACACTATATAATCCTAATCACCCATCTGGATCAGCTTATTATGGTGAAGCTATTGAAGCTATGCCTATATTAGAAGCATTTCCTGATGAGACTCAAATAATGAAGTATAAACTTTTAACTTTACCAAGGGGTACTGCTAAACTACCAGTATTGGATGTTGGTTATACTCAAATTACATTACGTCAAGGAGCATCACTTGCTATTACTCCTCAAACTTTAAACTACTTAGGTGCTACATCTACATTTGAACCATCTGGTTATACAGCTACTATTGGTGATTCAAGAGTATTAGCTACATTCAATGGTGTAGGTGTAAATACAGCTGAAGCTCAAGCTTTAAATTCAACCACAACAATTGGAACTAATGTTTCTAAAACAGTTGTTGGAACAACAATAAATTTAACAGCAACCACCGTTAATACATTATTTGGAACTAGAAATTCTTTATCAACTATATTAATAATAACAGGTAGAGATTCAGGAGCTAGAATAACAATCCCAATAACAATAACTAAAGTAACTCAATAATAATATGAGCTTTGTAACAATAAATGCTGAAGATTTTGTAATAAGTGCTGATTCTATTACTTCAACCTTATGGAGTGATAACACCACAGCCTTAATTAATTATTATACATCTTCTACTGCAATCGCAAACAATGCATACTTACCAGTATATAATGTATCCCCAGTAACATTCCCTCAAGCTTTACCTCAATTTACTATTTCTTATGGTCAGGTAAGTGGAACAGGTTCAGCTCCATTAAATTCTCTTATTCCTGGAAATTCTCCAACAAGAATTACTTATGGTCAATTCCGTACTTTAATTAATGGGGATGAAAATACTAATATGAATTTTGGAACAGGTAATACAAACTCCCCTGATTTTTATGTTATAAATATTAGTAGAGCTAATTATAAAGAAAAATTATTCTTAAGTACATTTAATTTAGCTTTATCTGGTTCAGATGGTACTAATCAATCATATATTAAATTAACTAATAATAGTGCCAATGTAACTTCTTTAACTTATTGTGATGCTGGTAGAGTATTTGATATTGTAAGTGGATCTAATGGTTCAGCTACAACATCAATTCCTCAAGGAAGTAGTGCAGCAGGGTATACAGTTTCGGGTTCATATGGTAAATTCTTACCAGATGTTGGTTTAATAGTATTAAACGCTAGAGCATTAGCTTTATCTGCTAGTAATGGGGGAATTGGTTTAACTCCAAGTACACTTAATACTAATACAGCTTTAGGTAATACTAACGCTGGGTTATTAGGAGCTATGAATAAGGCTCGTGTAGATGGTTTTTCATTAAATAGTGAAGAAACAATAACATCTGATTATGTCTTTGTAAGAATCAAAAATAGTGATTTTAATTATACTACTAATCCATCTATGATAAGTGGTAGTGGTGAGTTTTATTATCCAACATTAATTAATAATCCTCAAACCTATATTACAACAGTTGGTTTATATAATGATAATAACGAGTTACTAGCTGTAGCTAAATTATCAAAACCCTTAGTAAAAGATTTTACAAAAGAAGCTCTTGTTAGAGTAAAGTTAGACTTTTAAAAATCTAAAAATCAACTTAGTGAATGAGTTTTTCATATAAAACATTAAATTCAAATGATATAACTTTAACCTCCTATATCGCTAATAAGCAATGGGAGGTTAATGATTCTACATTATCTCAAAATGGGGTAACTATCTATGTAGGTGAAAATCTACCTATTACTAGAGATAACCCTTTCAATCCAATTGATGATACTCAAACTTCAAATGAAGAATATAGAAGATTAATTTTTGACTCTATAAAACATTTATACTACGAGAATTATATGTCTGCTTCATCAACAGGACAATTCTTTAATTCATCTTCATATTTTAATTACGAACAATCCACATTAGTATCAGGTACAATAAGAAATTTAACTACTATTACAGGTAGTAATTTAAATCCTAGTAATCCTGTTATTTATGATGACCCCACTAATCAAACATTATATGATAAAGTTAGTACTGTATATGATCTAAGTAGTAGCCTGGATCCAGATGAGGGAAGTAGAGTAGTAGTAATTTCAATAGATAAGAGTATTTACGGTTCGGGTCTATCACCCAAATCAGTAAATATTTCAGGTTCAACTTATAATATCCAAGATGATGGTGAAGGTAACATATATGATGCTTTAACTTCTACCTATATTGGAAATGTATTTTATTCTCAAGGTTTAATAGTAATAACACATCAAAATTATTTATGTGTCTTAGGAATACCTCCTACAGCTGTAAATGATTATTTTTCATATAATAATACTACCCCTCCTTCTTACCTAGATATTTTAGGTGATGATTTTACAGATTGTGGGTATATAGATTATAATAGCTTTTTACCTAATAGTATACCAGGATATACATTCCCAAATTATACCCAAAATAATGGTTTAATGACTATTACTCCTGATCAAACAAGTGTAATACCAGGAAATTATCAATTAGGATATACTATTGCTAGTACAACTGGGATAAGAAGTAATACTGGTTCTATCAATTTAACTATTACTTCTCAACCTTTACAATTATCTATTGTTTCTCCTACACCTACTTGTTGGGGAATATCTTCTTTAGTTCCTGTAACTTGTTCTATAAATTATGGAGTACCATTTTATAGTTGGTCATTTGATGGGGGAGCTAGTTATACTAGTTCTAATTCTATAACTGGTATAACAGTTAGTGGTAGTATATTATCTTCTACTAGTAGTGTAATTTATGTAAAAGATTATACAGGAACGATAGTCTCATCTTCATTCAATTTATGGCGTTCCCCAGTAACTTATACTTATAGTATAATAAATAATCGTTGTTATGCTAATCCTACAGCAGGAGGAACAATTATAGTTTATAAAACTGGAACTGCAGTATCTGCTTCTATTGGAGCAGGTGGATATACTGCATTACCCGCAGTTATTGATATCCCTACAACTAGTTCACTTATTAATTTTAAAGATATTAATGGGTGTGTTACAAGTTCAACTTTTACATTACCACTTATACCAGCATTAACTGCAAGTATAATAACTTCCTCAGTATCATGTTTTGGAGGTAATAATGGTTTTATTAGTGCATCTTTTACAAATGTATATACTCTTGGTAATGATAGTCTTTCAGTAGTTTTCCAATCTGGAAGTACATATTTTACTGCTTCTAATGGATATAATTTAAATGGAGATTATACAATATATGATTTTCCAAATTATTCATTTACAGTTAATAATTTAAAAGCAGGAATTTATACAATGTCTTTAGACCCAGGAGCACCAGATCCACCACTTCAAACATGTCAAACCTATGGACCTTCTTATATAACAATAAGCCAACCTTCAGCTATAACATTCTCAGCTACAGCTTCATATATAGATTCATGTTCTAACGCTGTAACATTTAGTGCTGCTGGTGGAACACCTCCATATACTTATTTTGCTGTAAATACTGGATCAGGAGTTACATACTCATCAGATTCTAGTTCTGTATCTTTAACTAGTCTAAGTGGTAGTGTTTATAGTTTATCAATTATAGATAGTGTTGGATGTTCTTCATCTAGTTCATTATTAACAGTATTTGGTAGACAATACGAATATAGTGGATCAATTTGTTCAGGTTCAACAGGATATGTTTCAAGTTCGGCTATACAACAAAAATTTAATTTTGGTCCTTATTCGGGTTCAGTAGTAACCTCTAGTTATTCTAGTGGTTCTACTTTAATTGGTCCAACTGTTAATTTTAAACAATCATTTGTTTCTGGAACTGTAGATGCAATATTTGCTTGTAATACTGTTTATAACAGATTAACTTATGACCCTACAACTTGTCCTCCAGGAGGATGTACTATTCCTGTATTAACATCTGCAGTTCCATCTAATTGTAATAATTTTGATAGTACTTATAATGTATCCTATAATTCTGGTTCAACAACCGCTATTTATACTTACATACAATATAGTACTGATTCAACATTTGCAACTAATGTAACAGCTTCTAGAATTACAAATTCATCACCAACAATGCTTCCTATTAATGTAGAAAATTTACCTTCTCCTCCATCCAGTTATTTTACAACTGTATACTTTAGAGCATATAATAGTTGCAGTAGTGGATTTGGTACATCATCTTTTAGCAATATATTAAGTGCGGATTGTAATACAATACCACCACCAACATTTGAATCTTTTACAGTACAAATAATAAATAATGCTGGTGTAGCTATAAGATATAAAAGTTTAGGAGGTTCAGTAATTTCTATAAATAATGCTCAATCTGCTAGTTATAGCTTTGCAACTCAAACAACATCTTTTAAAGTTACTTTAGGAGCAAACCCAGGATTTTTAGATAGTAATTATTATGGTAATTATGATTATATTATGAATGTTTCAAGTAGCACAGATGTAAATTGTAATGTTTCTACAACAGTAACTCCTTTAGTAATCGGTACAACTCCTCTTCCAATAACAATAAATTGTCTTTATACTGATGGTGGAACTGATGCTTACTATAATGCCGATTCCTTAACAACTACATACGATGTTGACGTAAGTATAGATAGAATTACTTATACTCCTGGTGGAACTATAATATTTAAAATTTTCCCTGATCCCGCTCAATTCTAACATATGCCAGCTATAACACAAGATCCAAACGCTACTTTAAGATTCAAAAACGAATATATAGTTTATGAACAAGAAGTACGTTGTAAAGTAGGAGAAAATGATTTCAATTTTTCAAACAATCCTACTATTACAACAGATAATTCAGGTTCAATAGCACCTTTTGCTACAGGATCAGATTTTTCTCCCTATGTTACCACAGTAGGACTTTATAATGAAAATAGTGAATTATTAGCAGTAGCTAAATTATCTCAAGCTATATCATTATCCTCAGTAACAGATACTACTTTTGTAATAAGATACGATTTATAAAAAACAAAAAATATGTGGTTATATAAAAATCAAGAAATAAAAGAATTAACAGATATGCCAAACCCTACGTTTGGCTTTATCTATGAGGTAACTCATACCCCAACTGGTAGAAAATACTTAGGTAAAAAACAATTAATATCAGTTCAGAAAAAAGCTTTAGGTAAAAAAGAGTTAGCTTTAATTACTGATAAAAGAGCTTCTAAAAAGAAAATTGTTACCAAAGAATCTGATTGGAAAACCTATTACGGATCAAATCCTACTATTAAACAGATGTTAAAAGAAGGTAAACACGAGGAATTTACAAGAGAAATCCTTATGTTTGTACCTTCCAAAAAGTTATTAACTTATTATGAAGATAAGTATCTTTATATTAATGAAGTAATAGAAGCTGGATCAAACTACTTTAACGATAATATTTCAGGTCGTTTCTTTAAAAAAGACTTCATAAAAGACTTGGCTACCGAAGAATAATTCATTACATTAACCCAAAAACAGATGAAATTATACGGTTTATACTATAAGGATAAAAACGAACCCATTAACCAAATGAGGTTTAAATCTTTAGAAGAAGCAAAATTATTTTTTTCACAACAAAAACGTTTGATTTTAGAAAAATTCGAACCTTTATTTGACGTAAGAGAAATATAAAACAAAAATAAAAGGTTATGGTAAACGGAATCTTATTAGGTCTATTACAATCAGTAATAGGGAAAGGTAATGTAACCTCAAGAGGTAATTACGCTTTTCATTGTCCCTTTTGCAAACACAGAAAACCAAAATTAGAAATTAATTTGGTACCAACAACTAAGAATGAAAATCCTTGGCACTGTTGGGCTTGTGATGCTAAAGGAAAAACAATTTCAACTTTATTTAAAGGACTAAAAGTAGAAGGAAGTAAATATACTGAATTAAACTCTATATTAGGTACAACCTATAAAACAGATAGAATTGAACTTAATAATAATATTGAACTACCTAAAGAATATATTCCATTATGGGGTATATCAAATCCTACTTTAACCGTTAGAAGAGCTTTATCTTATTTAAAACAAAGAGGTATAACATCAGTAGATATTTTAAAATACCAAATGGGATATTGTGAAGAAGGAAAATATGCCAACAAAATAATTATCCCAAATTATAATTCAGAAGGTAAATTAGATTATTTTATTGCACGTTCATTTGAAGCAGACCCGTTTAGAAAGTACGATGCCCCATCAGCAGATAAAAATAACATAATTGGGTTCGAAAACCTTATTAATTGGGATTTACCCGTGATTTTATGTGAAGGTGCGTTCGATGCTATCGCTATTAAGCGTAATGCAATACCACTTTATGGAAAGACATTATCCAAAAAACTAACAAAACGACTACTAAATAATGATGTAAAAAACATATATTTAGCTCTAGATAGTGATGCCCTAAAAAGCACACTTAAAATTGCCGGAGATATTCTCCACTCAGGAAAAGTATTACACGTGATTAAATTAGATGGTAAAGATCCTAGTGATATGGGATTTGAAAACTTTACGGAACTAGTACAACAGTCACAAGAATTTACATTTTCTGAT